CACATTGGTTAAACCAAATGTTACTTTATTACCCATTGTTATAAAACCTCCAATTTGATTTCATATACACGGTTTATTGAACCGTCCTCATTTTGATATTCAGTGATCATTTGAAACTCATAACCACCATAATATAAAGATACCTCGAGTCTTTCTTCTAACTCGAGGTTCTTTTGTTTTGTTATTAAATTTATTTGTACTGATAAAATACGCATCGTCACATAGTCATCAGCGTATAAAGCACCTCTATTTGATACTTCTTGATAAATGATATAATCATCACCATGGTCGATGGCTTCTTTTTTTCCATAAGTTACCTCACCAGGAAGTACTGAACTTAATATTTGATAAAGTGATTCTAATATTTCTCTCATATCAATGTCCTTTTGTAATGATCTCTTTTATGTCTTCTAACATCTTTGGTGTATACATATCATAAGCTGGTCGCATAAAAGGTCTTGGTCCGACAAACTTACCACTTCGGTGTGTAAAACCAAACTCAAGTAGATGTGTGATGCCACCTTTACCTTCTGAATAAATAGAAATTGATTTATTTAATCCAGAGCCATTTGACTTTGCGACTAAAGTATCTGCAAAGGCATTCTTATAGCCACTCCTTGGTGCATTGCGTTTCATATACTTCAAGATATCCTCTGCAGTATCATCTAGTCTTTTTTCTAGCTTTGGTATGATATTTTCAACATAAGCATCAACTTCATCTTCAATGACTTTACTTAGATCATCAAGTGTAATCAATGATCTCACCTAACTTTATTGATGTTCTTTTTAGATAGAGTTCTATAAACTGTCCAATCTGATAAGTTCTTTCTACTTTATAGATAACATTTCCTATATCAACATACTTAGAACCATCATAGACAATACCTTGCACCTTAACGGCAACATCAATTCTTATATCTGACCGTTTGCTTTCATAATATTCTCTAGATGTAATCGAAAAGTTAATACCAACTACTTCTTTTTTTGAGACAAACTGATAGTTCATGACACCCATGGTGTTTGGAACCATCTCCAAGGTTAGCAAGTGCATTCTTATATTAGGGGAATTAGGATACATTTATCACGCGCTCCCTTTTGTTAATGCGAGTTGACCTACCAGCATATCAAATGACTTCGGTAGTTCTTTTGCGCTTCCATCGTTTTTAAAGCCGTAAAATGTCTTCACATAAATAATAATGACTGTACTAACCATTGGATTTGATTCATCATTTACGTAAGTTGGATCAATCCCACAACTTAAAAGGTAATGCTTGCAGCTATTGATGTGTGTTGTTAACTCATCATCAGCATAAGTCTCTACTTGGGGGATGAGTAAAGCCTTTTTTACAATTTCTAATATAGCCATGAAATCAATCCTTTCTTACTGAATTTATCCTGCAGGTGCAGCTTTCTTCTTAATACGTAAGAAGCCGTTATAACCTACTACGTTACCACCAGTGAATACTGAAGCTTTATAACTGATGATTCCGTCTTTAAATTTGTAATCTGTTGACTTGCCAATTTCTACCGGTGAGAAAACAGGAACTTCATAGTTTTTAAGTGCACCATAGGCAATACCATATTCACCCACAGCTGTATTACTATCAGAGATTGCTTTACAATAAGAGTTAATGATATAAGGAATTCCATCAATCGTTTTATTGACATAATCAATTGAGTGAACTTTGCGTCCTTCTTGAGTTTTAAGACCTGCAAATGCTCTTAAATCATTCTTATTCAAGATAAGCACTGCGCCACCTTCGACTTCTTCATCGCCACCATAAGCAAAGACAATGTCATCAAGCGTTGAATCTGTAATGGCCTCGATTTCAAGAGGCGCTTTATCAGCAAGTGCCACTGCAGCTTCACTAAAAATACCAGTGAATGTATTAGTAGTTCCTGCACCACGTAAGATTTGTTCACTAATTTTCTTTTTAAGTGAAATATTGATGTTTCTTAAGACTTCTGCTTGATATGGAATTGAAGGTAATTTTTCTAATTCTTCAGTAATTTCTGTATAAGCAGTAATCTTAACTTTTGAAATCGTTAAGTACCCAAATGCAGGTTCAGTCTCAGAATAAGCTGCACCTTCGGCAGTCGTTCCAGCGATCCCGTTTGCTTTTACAAATGATTTCTTATAGGTTTCACCACCATTTAAGTTGATCACATTTACACGATCAACTAAACTTGACACTTGAGCAAATGGAACTGGTGCAAGATTCGTTGATGTATGATCTGGTAGTAAGATTTCAGAACTTGATACTTGAATGACTCTGCTTTCTTTTAAGCTTTGTCCACGTGTTTCTAGTTTTTCTTTATCTACCATTTGGCGGTTATCAATTTGAATAGGTTTAAATTCTGTTTTAGAAGCAATCGCCATCTTCTTATCAATCGATGCTCTTTCTTCTTGAAGGGTTGTTGTTTCAGTGTCTAGTGCTTCTAGTTTTTCTAGATCAGCTTCACTGTCAACTAAGCTTCTAATTTCTTTTAATCGTGATTCGATTTCTTTTCTTCTTATTTCTAAATTCATGATTTTTTTCGCTCCTTAGATTTGTGATTTGATTTTGATACGTTTTTTAATTAAGTTTGATTTTTCATTTTGCTCTGCTAACTCCATAGTCTTTAGTTCCAACTCCATGGATTCTAAAGAACGAGCGTATATAGATGTTGCATCATATGCAGGTGTATCCACAACCGACACATCATACAATCTTTCTATCTTAGTAATGGTTCTTTTAGGAATGTCACCCTCACGGTTCCATACTTGTTCATCAACGGTAAAAGCAAAACTCATTTTATCCAAAAGTCCACTCCTCACCATTTTATAAATATCCTGGTTATGACTTGTATCTAAGAGTTCTGCTCTTACCTTTAAACCGATATGATCTACGGTTAACTCAAGGGATTTATTCTTGGTTCTCGCAATAATTAAAAAGGAGTCCATATGATTGTATTTCATAGGAACATCCTTCATTTTGGTTTCTTGTAGGGCTGTTGGTGATATCTCTTCAATAAATCCATAAGACTCATCCCCGATTAAGGTTTCGTTATTAAAAACTAATGCGTAACCTTCTAAGATCATCTTGCCTTCATCTTCATGAAGACTAACTTCTGCGAGTCTAGTTTCTTTTATCATTAGTTCTAACCTCAACTTTCTTTACTTGTTTTGGTTTTATTTCATGTTCATAGTCAAACTCAAGTTCAGCATCTTTATATGAAAATGAGTCTAGTTTTTCCTTCTTACAAAAATCAGTAATCGTTTTTGTTTTTTCTTTTTGAGTTTCTAAGATGCTTTTTAATGCTTCATTTGATATTTTTCCATTAATTGTTACTTTCATGGTCTTCTTCCTCTTTCTTTCCAACTTGATATAGGTTTGCTTTATCCGCATCCACAAAGTTTAATGACTGAAGTCGCTTGTTTCCACCTTCTATAGGTTCTAAACCAAGTAATGCTCTTGATTCATTTAAAGACATAATCCCTAAGCTCATCAGTTTTTCAATCGCAGTCACTTTTGTGTTCCAGGATGCATATTGTAATCGTTCACTAAAAAACACAATCTCTTCACCACGTTCTAATTGATTATTGGTAAGTAAACCTATAGAAAAAGCCTCGCTAAGTTGAATAGCTAAAGGCTCAATGGTTGACTCGTAAAACGAGTTATATTCATCTTCTGTGTACTTATTTGTAAAGATTGGTACTGATACACCAAAGTAATCTAAAATCTTTGACTGCAAGAATTCTAACGTGTCTTTATCTATTAATTTTGGGTCTACATCTAAGGGGATATATTCGCTCTTTAAATCAATCGGGATAATTGAACTACCTTTATTATTAACGGAATCAGAAAGTGCACTATCAAAGAGTTCTCTTTGTTTTTTCTTATCTGCTTCAGATAACATCCCGTTCATTTTCACAATCCCTTTAATCTGCATGGAGGATTTGATCGCGTTATCTATGCCCTGTAGCAAACTATCATTAATTGAGATTGTTTTGAGAATCGCTTCATGATCACCACTTGATCCATTGCCACCAAAGATATCGTTTTGGCCATAATGTTTTCTCAAGTGGATGATATTCTCATAAGGAAGTGTATAGGCATCACCATTTTCGAATAAGAATTTAATATAGTAACGATCACCTTGATCAACAATCATTTCAACAGTAATCGGTTTTAATGGATATAGCCCAATAAGGTGTCCTGTGTTTTTATCAAACCTTGGATAGATAAAGGCATTCTCATTCAGTAGCAATGTCGTAACAACCTTATAGATAAAATCATAAACAGTCATGATTTCATTAGGTTTATGTTTCAAAAGAAAAGACAGTTTTCCGCTTTTCTCGGATACTGTCTTATCGTTTTCTGTTTTTATATATCTTGGTTTTAGTTTTGCGCATTGACTGGCCACCCTATCAATACAAATCTTAACCACATCACTCTTTGAAATGTTTGTTCCAAAAGGTGTGTAAAATGTATTTGTGTTGTTGATGATTTGTAAGGCATCTATTGAACCTGTTTTGTTTTTTCGTTTAAATATTGACATGAATACCTCCGATTATTCTTATTAAAGCATATTTTCAAAATCTATTTTATATCTATTTAAAACTGCATATGCAATAATCAAAGCGACTGTCCCATCAATTCTTTTGTACTTTGAATTTAACTTTGAGGGTTGAATGTTTCCATTTAAATCAACTTTAGCTTGTGTATTGGATAGACACCATTTTAATATAGGATTATTATCATAAACTAATAGATTATTTTTAAGGTCTGCTTCCATTTGCTTCATTGGTTCTGATAAAGAATAGATGCCTTGTCTAACCTTTTCCATGTTAAACCCTAAGTCTTCCATTTCTTTAATCCAGTATTGCGAATTCCATGGATCATACCCTACCCAAAGAGGTCGTATACCGTAGGTTTGAATCATCTTCATAAACCACTTTGTAACAAGACTAAAATCATTTTGATTTCCCTCAGTCAATGTTACAAATCCTTTCTTGATCCATATATCGTATGGAACATTATCTTCAGTGATTCTTTTATCTAACACTTCTCTTGGCATAAAGAAATGTGGAATGATATACTTTTTGTTGCTATCTATTTTCTGAACAATCAAAACTGCAGCTGTTAAGTCTGTAGTCGATGATAAGTCAACACCACCAATGGCATAGCTATCTCTTAGATCATCAAGACTATATCTTTCCTCATTGTTTAGATCATCATAAGATAACCATGAACCTGAATCTGCTTGTTTGATGTTAAAGTCCTTACAAAGCATAGTAACTCTTGTTGATAAATCATGTTTAGATTTATTCATAACATCCTCAAGATATGAAGTTGTCTTAACAACTCCTAAGCTAGGATTGGATTTTTGCCATGTGTTAGGATCATCATAGATTTCTTTAGTTGAGTCTTGCGTATATAACCAAGGTAAAACTCTCTCATCCTCAATTTCACCTTTAATCATCTTTCTAGCATAATCTAATTTACTATCTAAAAAACCACCAACGGTTGTCCCTTCAGTGGTTATGATAAATATGAGTGGTTCTTTCTTGGTTGATTGTGATTGTTTGATTGCATCATAAACTTTAGAATCAGTCATCTCGTGAACTTCATCTATACAACCAACTTCAATATTGTAACCATCTTTATTTCTTGATTGAGCAGATAGCTTCTTTATCTTATTTTTTGTTTTAGGTGAATAGATAAAGAAAATGTTTTTCTTACTTCTAGTGTCTTTAGATAAGGCTGGGGATTGCTCACGCATATTGTTTATCTCCTCAAAGAGAATGTTAGCTTGTTCTGTTGTATTAGAAGCACAAACAATATCAACTCCACCTCTAGATAAAAAGAACTCAGCAAGATCTAATCCTGCAATAAATGTAGTCTTCCCGTTCTTGCGTGCGATCAACAATATAACTTCATTAAACCTTCTTAAACCTGTTTCAACCATTTTAAACCCATAAGCAGTTTGGATAATTGCCTTTTCCCATAGTTCTAATATAAATGGTTTTCCATTAAAGGGTGACTTGGTGTGTTTGCAGAAAGTTTCTATAAAGTCAATTCTTAAATTCCCTGGTTTCTCATCAAAAATATATTTAGGATTATCCAAATCAACAATTAGTTTATCTATTTGATTGTTGAGTTCCTCACCAACGAGAATATTTCCTTTCTGGATTTCATTATAGTATTCAACTAGATAGTTCATTCACTTGCTCTCTTAAGAAACTCATCAAATGCATCATCTCCATCATTCACTTGAGTAGCAAGGATTGAATTCAAAGCTTTAATGACTGTTCCATATGAATTAACAAGCTTTGTATAATACTTGGCTGCTTCGGTTTGGCGTTGTGCACCTTTAGAAGAGATTTGAATTGCACCATAATTAATCATTTGATCCTGAAGTTTGCTTAATTCAACCTTCATAAATGCAGCTTGCTGTATAAGATTATCTACTAATTCCGTCTTAGTTTCATCGACCAAAGAAAAAAGCGACTTTAGTCGCTTATATTCATTATCAATTATAAAATCTTTTGGATGCATATTACTCCTCGCTATTCTCTCTAATAAACACTTTTTCCAGAAAATCACAAGCTTCTTCATCAAAAAAGGTCTTAAACCTCCATAATGTAAATAAATTATCCAATGCTTTATTAATTTGCTCTCTATATATTCCGTTTGAGATTAAAAAATCTACTGGAACTGAGGTTGGAGAAGATTTCAAAATATTAATTGATTTTCTATTTTCCTCAGAATCAGTTGTTAGAAATCCAAACATGTCTATTTCATCTAAATCAAATTTAATATTTTTGTGATTGTTAATTAACTTAAATCTTTCAACTAGATATGATTCAAAGTTCTCATAACCTTTTTCATTAGCGTGAAGAGTGAGCAAAATACTTTTTAAATCAATACAGTTAACATTTATTGGATAATAATCATATTTGGGAAGGTTAGGAATGATATCTCGTTGGATTTCTGAAGCAATATATTTTATATCATATGCTGTAACATGAAGCGATATTATTGATTTATTGTTTAAATTTATTACTTTATCAACTCCGTCTTCAGTAAATGAAAAATTATTTTCTCCTTCTATAGTTCTATGAAATCTATCAATGGATTTATAAGAACGTTTAAACGCAGAAATAAATCTAGTATCTAACTCTTTACTATTTTTTAAAAACGCAATGTCAAACCTTGACGATTTTAATTCTATATTAAGAATCACATTTTTTAACTCAACTACCAAATCTAATTCTGATTTATTACCATTGATGTCTCTATAAAAAATATTCTTATGAATCATCTCCGATTGATAAAAATCATTAAACATTCGATATATAAAAAGCTCAAATTTTTCGCCTCTAACTTTTCCATATTCAGATATTAGTGAATTATCATAGTTAAATGACCTCAATATATGATTTTCTAAATAAAAATAAGAATAATATGTGAAATCACTTAAAAATATCACTGTATACTTATTTTCAATATTCAAGATTCTAAAAGTATCAACATAATTTGAATCTACATCGGGGCTAATACTAAAGATATCTAAAAATTTACGAATTTTTTCCTTATCAACTAACTTGTTAAATTCATACAATTCATCAACATCGAACCAATGATCTATATTTATGTTCGGAAATTTTTCATTTAATAGGCTATTAAAGTATTCTTCTCCTTCAAAATACTTCTTAAACAATATATGAAGTTGTACCCTAAAAATGATAGAATGACAGATAATAACAAAATCTAAATAATTAAATCCTAAATCAATATTATGAAAGTTATTGATTGTTTCGAACAAAACAGTTGTACGTTCTAGAGATATAAACATCGGTAACTGTATATGTAAAGTTAATTTGCTTGCAATGTTTGGATCTGAACTTGAAATAGAATCATAGAATCTTTTCCTAATAAGTTCATCAATTTCTTTAGAACTCTTACCTTCAATATCTTGAATTTTATGTAGTGCATGAATATAATCAGTATCTTGATGGAAATCAAAAGTATTATTATCAATTGAATAATAACCATTATATAGTTCTTCTATAAGTCTTTTATAATCCATGATATTCCCCTTACACAAAATTAGATTTTCAAAAAAATTACCTAGCGTATTTTAAAGGTCCCCCTACACGGTACCCTGTACACTAAAGAACTTATGTATGGGGTGGGGTTATATAAACAATGCAATACTTGCAACAATAAATGCAAAAATTGAAACAACTATCGCTATCAAAGGTAGCTTGATTTTACTTAATCTCTCGAGCTTGTAATCTTCATAAGCTTGGACCCCGTTTACTGCCACACTATAACTTCCACCATCTAATAGATGTTTATCAAAAAAATCTATAATTTCAATTTCCTCCAACCATTTATCAAGTTTTGTCTTTGTAAAAATATTGCTATCAATTTTTTCTAATTTAGCAACAATATCTAACATATCCTCCTTATTCAATGGTCCATTAAGGTAACGATTTTTCTTCCAAGTATTCTTTTTAATTTGAGTAACCTTATTGTTTTGCCTACCTTCTTTTTTAGCCAATAGATATTTTTCTTTATTTTCTGAATTTTTTTTGTTTAATCTTTTAGATTCAAGTTTAATTATAAATTTTAAATATTTAAATTGTTTTTTTATCATGATTTCCCTCCATTTGAATTAATTATACCAAAGTTATAATACAAATACGAGGTTATCTTGGAATTAAGTTCCCATCACTATCAAATTCTTTTTCTTTTGAGAAGCGTTTGTGTTCTTTATTATGACAGTCTTTACAAAGAAGTTCTAAGTTTTCTTGATTAATACCAACTGTTGGATCCTTTACATTATCAACTGTAAGCCTAATCTTATGATGAACTTCTTCACCGACTCGACCACATCGTTCACACTTACCATTTTGTTCCTGGTATTTAATCTGTCTTGCTACTTGCCATACAGTGGATTTATAAAAGTTATGTAGTATCTTAGGCTTCTTCATATAGTTCTAGTAGTTCTTCTATTTTATGATCTACATTTTCCCAAGGAACATCTAAATCTTCTCTACCAAAATGGCCATAGGTTGCTACTTGCTTGAACTTAACGTTATCTAGCTTAAGTTCTTTTTTCATTTGTGCTGGTCTAAAATCAAAAACCTCATTAACCATTGCAGTGATTTCTCGATCTGATGCAACACCAGTATCAAATGTATTAATCAAGACACTTGTTGGCTCTGCTACACCGATTGCATAACTTAAACACACTTCGCAGTTTGTCGCCAAACCTGCCCCTACAACGGCTTTTGCTACGTATCTTGCATAATAAGCCGCAGAGCGATCAACTTTGCTTACGTCCTTGCCTGAGAAGGCACCGCCACCATGTCTTGAGTATCCACCATAAGTATCAACAATAATTTTTCTACCCGTTAATCCTGAGTCTGCTTTAGGTCCGCCAATAATAAATTCACCTGTCGGATTAATCAGTATCTGTGTCCCGTTTAATAAATCATGTCTTCCAACCGCTCTAAGTATTGCTTGTCTAATGATTTCTTCATAAACATCTTTATAAACACCAGGTTTCGTTTGAGCAGATACAACAATGATTGGAATGTTTACTGGTTTCCCATCTTTGTAATCAACACTCACTTGACATTTTCCATCAGGACCAAAAATATGACTGTATTGCTCTTTTCTTACTCTATCAACTTCTTTTGATATTTCATGAGCCAGCATTATCGGTAATGGCATGAACTCCTGTGTTTCATTACATGCATAACCAAACATAATACCTTGGTCTCCTGCACCTTGTTCTTTGGATTCTGTTTTATTAACACCTAATGCAATATCAAGTGATTGCTTACTGATTTGTTCTATGACAACAAAGTCTTCATCATAACCAATATCTTTTAAGACGGTTTTAGCAATAGCTTTATAGTTTAAAGTCGCAGTTGTTGTTACCTCACCAAAGATGAAAACTAAATTATCTTTGATAGCTGTCTCTAATGCTACTCTTGATTCTTTATCTTGTTCTAATAAGGCATCTAATATGGCATCACTGATTTGGTCACAGACCTTATCAGGATGACCTTGAAATACTGACTCACTTGTTATTCTTCGCATAATTTAATCTCCTTCGCTTTAAGCACAAAAAAAGAAGCGTTTAGCTCCCATGGCTTGTTTTTGGTAAGTAGGCTGAATACCTCGCATAATGATAGCCTTCACTTTCTATGAGTATACCAAAGTTATATTCCTTTGACGTTATATAAATGCAATGATAAACCCCATCTTGGTCACAATACATCAAATCAACATTGTCCTTGATAAAGTCATAATAACCTAATGGATTGTTAATAAATTTATCAAATTCTTCTTTGTTTAATATAATCTCTTTTTCTATCACAAACTCATCTTGTGGAATGAGTTCCTCATGGTCTGCTTTTCTAATAAAGTTTACTTTCATTTCTTTATCTCCCATGCTGTATAAACTGAACGATAACTACAATCCCAAGTATCAAGTATGACTCCATCAACACATGCTGTGATGTGTCCAGCCATTTTTAAAATATACGTTCCTTTTGGATGTAGTTCAGTAAAGTCGCTACCTTTAATTCTAGGTTCACCTTTAATGGCTTTAAAGATAAGTCTTGGATAACTCTTAAAATTATCATATAGAAACTTTGTGTCTTTATAACTGGTATATCCAAGTTCTCGTTTCTTTCTATTAAGCACTCGTCTTGTTTCCATATAGTCTGTTTGAGTTGCTGTTGAAATTGCTCTAACAACACAATCGGTTGTTTTTAAACCTTTAGGATGAGCGTTATGTTCTTTAAACATTTGACTCCCACCCTTCGTTAAACCATTTGATCAGCTCTCTTGATTTGTCTGTTTTAAAGAGTGGATCAAGAAAATCATTCTTTCTTCCATAAACTGTGTATCTTTTTTCTTCTCTGAAACAATCAATTTGAATGGTAAATAAGGTATCTCCTGTTTCAATGTCTGCAATTCTAAAATCATCATAAAGTGGTCCTGCAAGTGGACAGTTATTTTTGAACCAAACATACATGGTTTCAAGATTAACTTTTCCACCATCTTTTAGTTGCTTGACAATGTTGCCCATTCGTTTTGTTTTGTTAGCTGAGCTCTCATCTCTACAAAACCAATCGTACCATCCTGCTTCAATTTGTGTTCTTACATCCTTTGATTCAAAATCGCCATCATTAAATCTTTCAATAAAGTCTTTCAATTTAATTTCATTTTGCATAATCTTAGTCTCCTTTGTTTTTTTGCTTACACTATATATCACTCTAAAGAGACTAAATAGCAAGTCAATTTTCTCACTATAGTGATTATATTTCAAATACATCAAAAGAGCTAAGTTTAGATTTTTTACCATTTCTGATCAAATAACAATCTTCATTTGATTCTTTATGTTTAATGTATCTTTTTACAATAACATCAACAAATCGTTCATCTAGTTCCATCAGACAAGATTTACGATCAAGTTGATCAGATGCAATCATTGTTGAACCAGAACCACCAAAAAGATCAAGAATCGTTTCATGACGTCTTGATGAGTTAGCGATAGCTTTACCAACTAACTCTAAAGGTTTCATTGTTGGATGTTCTTCGTTTTTTCTTGGTTTGTTATATTCCCAAATGGTATCTTGTGAACGATCATCAACAAAGTAATGAGCAGCTCCCTCTTTCCATCCATAAAGAATAGGCTCATGCCTCCAGTGATAATCTTGTCTTCCAAGGACTAAAGCATTCTTAACCCAAATTAAACATTCAGCTAATTTAAACCCAGCATTCTTGAATGCATTTCTAAAGTTAAGTCCTTCTGTATCTGCATGGCAAACATAGATAGCACCACCTGGTTTGATATTTTGAAACATGTTATTAAATGCATCGTATAAAAAAAGATAGAAGCTATTATCTTCCATCTTATCGTTTTTGATTTTTCCTGCAGTTCCTTCGTAATCCACATTATAAGGTGGATCGGTAAAAATCATATCCACTTGTTTTCCATCGACTAGTTTTGCAACATCTGCTTCGCTAGTTGAGTCACCGCACATAACTCTGTGTCCACCGAGTTCATAGATATCACCAGTTTGTGAAAAAGGTGTTTCTGGTATTTCTTCATTAATATCAAAATCATCATCAGTTGCATTATCAGGAAGTCCTTCTTCTAATTCTTCAAATCCAAACTGTAACATATCCATATCAATGTCTATGAGTTCTGCTTCTAACTTTGAAAAATCCCATGATGCAAGTTCTGCTGTTTTATTATCAGCTAATCTAAAAGCTTTGATTTGATCTTCTGATAAGTCATCAGCGATGATACATGGAACCTCTTTTAAATCAAGCGAAATTGCCGCTTTAAGCCTTGTATGCCCAGCAATGATCACATGATCGGATGTAATCACTATAGGCACTTTAAAGCCAAAGGATTTGATGCTGTTGGCTACTGCTTCAATAGCAGCCTCATTGTTTCGTGGATTGTTTTCGTATTCGTTTAATTGGGTTACCTTCTTCATGACTATATTCATTCGACCAAACCTCTTCACCTTTTTCTACTCGTTTATTCATCAATTCGATTTCTTCTTTTTTGTCATTGTATTCAAGTCCAAACTTGATGATTAGCAAATACTTAATAGCTGCAATCTCAGGTAAGGACTTCTTTTTATATTTAGTTATTCTTTTTTTTGTACCTGTTTTGGTTTCTTCGATGATGGTCTGTGTTTCTTCATAATCAAAACCAACGGCTCTTTGATACATGGCATCAAGCAATGTTTGTTTTAACTCTTCATCGCCATACTGAAAAGCCTTATCTAATCTAGGATGGACTTTCCTTAACTTAATAAGGGTCTTTTCACTGACACCTAAATACTGAGCAATTTGTTTTTGAGTTGCTCTTTTAGAAATCATCTCTGAGATTGCCTTTAATTTTGTCTCTAGATTTCCAGACTCTTTCCAACGCTCGTATGTATCAAGCATTTTTCCTTTCATAAAACCACTCCAACTGTTAATAATTAAACTATGATTCACAGTTGGAATACTACAAGTATCTCTGCAAAAACAAAAAAAGAACCCATATTAAATGAATTCTTTTTGCTTCTAGGCTGGTCTTATAGCCAGTATTCCATATCTATATAGACTTTTCTTAGTATAATCCTATCACACCCTTGACAGTTTCACAATTTGTCATAGGTGTTCAACCTTGTCTTTTTCTGAAAGGACAATTTGAGATAAAGCTTTTTCATGCCAACGTCTCACTGTTGATGGTGAGTAAACCAGATTTTTTGCGATATTATCCCAACTTAACCAATCAATATATCGGTAAATCAATAATCTTTTACACTTCGAATCATCAAGCCTATTGATGACGCCAATGATCTCTCCTTTAATGATTGGTAGCTTTCTTCTCATTTTGGTTATTTTTTGCTCGTTCTCTAAAGTTTTTAATATCCATTTTTCAAATGGTGCTTTTAAATTTTTTGTTCCATCAACACGTAACTGATCAAAACTAATTCCAGGAATTGAGTTTGCTAATCGTATAAATTCTTCTATCTCTATTTCTAAAAGTTTAATCTTTTCTTTTGTATTGTGGTATCTACTTAGATATTCTTTTACTTGCATCGTTTTTCTCCTTGATTGTTCTCAAATTATAATTTTGTTTCATTTGTTTCTAAGCGATTAAAAACTGTAATTGTTTACCAGTATATAACACTGGTTTTCTTGATATCAGTAATTAATCAATTTTAATCGTCGGTTTATATACAATTAATGAAAAGCATGTTTTCTCATGAAAATGCTAATTCATAACAACGCACAGTAATGTATGTCATTGTGTAGTCATTATGATGAAATATCTTTGTTATCGCTGATGTTCACATCTATTAGTGACACCGCATTTTATGAATGAATCAATGATTTAAATAAGTCTTCTATGGACATATTATTATTTTCACTAGTTAATCGCTCTAAATTTTTAGTAATTGATGTTTCAAAAAACTTATAGCGATCATCAATCTTCGTATTTGATCTAGATGCATAATTACACAGATATCTAACTGCCTGGTATAATGTATCACCGTCATATCGATGTAATAAATCTTCAAAGAGATCATTATATTTATAGATATCTAAAGAATATTCGTTAATATAACGATATTCGATTAAACAACTCGTCAAGTAATGCTTCTTTGGTGCGTGTTCATTGATATCTTTGATTCTTCTTTCTTGAATCCTTTGTTTTTTTGTTTTTTTCTTTTGATCCTTTATAACTTCTTCAACAATATCGTTTGTGTTTTCCTTTTCATCTAATAACCAGTACTTAGACAAATCTTGGTTCTTACGACTTCTTGTTGCAACTAAAAATCTTTTTTGGATTCCTTTTGAAGTCACAACATTCTGATTTAACAAATCCTTATCAATTAAATCTATATAAGCTAAATAAAGAATGATTTCTTGTAGTTTATTTTTCCCATTGATGTATTTACCACCAATCCCATTAAGCAAGATATAAGCTAAGTCATTCGTTGATACCTCAAGATAATACCCATTCATAAATACATTGGTAAGTATCAGGTAATACGACATAAAGCCTAGCGGTCCATAACGATGGATTAACTTTATGATTTTTGCGTCATTAAAGATATTGACATCTAAGTTAAAAAAATCTAATCCTAAACTACTTTTTGACATAACGTGGGTACTCCACTTCTGATAGTTGTATTAAGAAATCATCAATATGTTTTTTTGAGAATCGCCATTTATTAGCAATTTTTATTCCTCTTAATTTCCCTATTCTAATATAGGTGTAAATCGTTCTTTGAGTTACACGTAAATGGGCAGCAACCTCATTTACAGTATAATGTGTAATATCTTCTTTCATCATTTGCTTTCCTCCTCCTCTTCATCAAAAAGATAATTATTAATACGAAACTCTGAATCATCGTTAATGCGATTGATATTATGCGCATAAATTAATGTCGTTTCGATATTTTTGTGTCTCAGTAATTGTTGGGTAGATTCTAAAGTTCCACCAGCCTGCAAGTTTAAATATGCAGTTGTATGTCTTAACGAATGCGGTGTATGTTTTGCATTATAGATACCTGCTTTTTTCATTAAAACAGTGATTGCTCTTCTTAAGGTATTAGATGATAACTGTTGGCAGCTAGATGTTTCTCC